TTTGCATTCGGCAACCAAGACTTCCAACATCATTGAGTTTTTAGAAAGCTCGTTGGCTGAAATCGAAGGTGCTCGGTATAAGGTTGCAGACAAGACAGATTCGTCATTGCAACAGCTTATCGATAACATCGTTGAGATTTATCTTCGCACCATCTACAAACTCAAATACTTGGCATAAGGACACATCATGGCAAATTTTGCACAAATCACAGCGACCGCCAACATCAAGCCTATGGGCGGCAAGCTCAAAGGTATTTTTGTCAGCGCGGCTTCGTCCACGCCAACCATCACGGTTTATGACTCTGCCGCTGCGACCACAACTCGGACTGTTCTGAGTGTGTTCACACCTACCGCTGCAACTTCGTATGTGTTTCCTCTTGATGGTATTTACGTCAACGATGGCATTTACGTGGTAATTTCAGGTACAGTGTCAGCAACGATCATTTTCGAATAATCAAAACCCGTACTGGTGCGGATCACCAGGGAGTCTTAGGATTCAAAAATGACTGAAGAAGTCCAACAACCCTTAGCGGAAGTAGACTCCGCGCCCGCAGCAGAAGTGACGGCCACTCCTGAAGCACAAGTAAATGCGCCGGAAGTCGCTGATGAAGCAAAAGAATCGAGGGTTTTTACCCAAGAAGAACTTGATGCAGCAATCGGCAAAAGGCTTGCAAGAGAACAACGTAAGTGGGAAAGAGAGCAGGCTCAACGTCAAGCGGAAGCCCAAACGCTGAGAGCGCCAGCAACGATCCCGCCAGTCGATCAGTTTGACAGCCCTGAAGACTATGCAGACGCATTGGCCTATCAGAAAGCTGAACAACTGCTTGCCCAGCGAGAACAAGCAAGGCAGCAATCTGCAATTCTTGAGTCCTATCACGAAAAGGAAGAAGAAGCTCGGAACAAGTACGACGACTTTGAACAAGTCGCCTACAACCCGAAACTTCCAATTACAGACGTGATGGCTGAGTCGATCCGAGCCTCGGATGTAGGCCCTGAAGTAGCGTACTACCTCGGTGCCAACCCTAAAGAAGCGGAACGAATCTCTCGTCTTGCGCCTATCGTGCAGGCTAAAGAAATTGGGAGAATTGAGGCCAAGATGGCCAACGATCCTCCCGTGAAACGAACCACGTCTGCGCCAGCACCGATTTCACCTGTCACTGCTCGCTCCTCTGGGGGCCCAGCCTATGACACTACTGATCCACGGTCTACCAAGACCATGACGGATTCGCAGTGGATTGAAGCTGAAAGAGCAAGGCAGATGAAAAAGTGGCAAGCGCAAGCCAACCGCTAAACAATTTTTGAAGGATTTTTTCCATGTCTAATAGTATCTTAACGATCGACATGATCACCCGCAAAGCTCTCGAAATTCTCGAGAACAACCTGGTGCTCACCCGTAACGTGAACCGTCAGTACGACGACAGCTTCGCTGTTGAAGGTGCCAAGATTGGTTCTACACTGCGTATCCGTTTACCCGACCGCGCTCTGGTAACTGACGGTGCCGCCCTGCAAGTTCAGGACGACAACGAACAGTTCACCACTTTGACTGTTGCTTCACAAAAGCACATCGGCGTGAACTTCACATCTGCTGAATTGACCATGCAATTGGACGACTTCGCAGAGCGTGTGCTGAAGCCTCGTATCAGCCAGTTGGCCTCCAGCATTGATGCTGACGTTGCCAATGCGTACAAAACCATCGGTAACACCGTTGGCACCCCAGGCACCACTCCTTCTACTTCTTTGGTCTTGTTGCAAGCCCAACAGAAGCTGAACGAAAACGCTGCCGTGATGTCACCACGTTACGCTACCGTCAACCCAGCCGCTAACGCTGGTTTGGTCGAAGGCATGAAAGGTTTGTTCAACCCCACCGACACCATCAGCAAGCAGTTCAAGAACGGCATGATGGGCACTGGCGTGTTGGGCTTTGATGAGATCAACATGTCTCAGTCAATCAAGCAGCACACCACTGGCTCACGTGATGCTTCTGCATCCACCACAACCAGCGCCGCTGTGACTTCTGAAGGCTCGTCTACTTTGACTTTGGCTCAAGGCTCTGTGACCACTACCATCGCCGCTGGCGACGTGTTCACTATTGCTGACTGCTTTGCTGTCAACCCCCAGACCCGTGAAACCACCGGCTCTTTGTTCCAATTCGTAGCTTTGGCCAACGCCACTGCTGTGGCTGGCACTTGGACTGTGACTGTTGCGCCTATGTATTCGGCCAGCCACGCACTGGCTACCATGAACGTGCTGCCTGCTACTAGCAAGGCTGTAACTTTTGTGGGTGCTGCTTCTACTGCCTACGCTCAAAACTTGATCTACCACAAAGACGCGATCACATTTGCGACCGCCGACTTGTTGCTGCCACAAGGCGTCGATATGGCTGCTCGCGCAGTTCATAACGGTATCAGCTTGCGCGTTGTTCGTCAGTACGACATCAACAACGACCGTATGCCTTGCCGTATTGACGTTCTGTATGGCTTCAGCACAATCCGTCCACAAATGGCCTGCCGCATGTGGGGCTAATCAAATGGGGCTTCGGCCCCGTTTTCTAAATCTTTTCAAAGGAATAAATCATGGCTACATTACCTAACGGCGCAAGCGGTTACCAAGTTGGTGACGGCAATCTTGGCGAAATCAGTTTTTACAACACTAGCGCACCTGTCGCATTGACCGGCGCGTCTGTCACTATCACCGCAGACAATTTGGCTGCCGGTGTGTGCACTATGGACTCCGGCGGCACAGACGCAGGCACCTATGTGTTTCCAACAGGTGCATTGCTTGACGCTGCATTCTCTAGCCTTAAAGTTGGCTCGACATTTGATTGCTCTTTCATCAACATTGGTGATAACGCAGCAAATGACGTGACCTTTACTGCTGGCACGGGCAACACCCTAGTCGGTAACGACGTGATCCAAGATGCGCTGACCAAAACCAGCAACACATCTGGCACGTTCCGTTTCCGCAAAACAGGTGACGCAGCGTACTCAATTTACCGCGTGTCTTAAACCTAAATGGGGGCTTCGGCCCCTATTTTTTAAAGGAAAAAAATCATGCCAAATACAAAAGCTGTAGGCGTTGCATTTGAAGATGCACAACTTGACGGCGCAGTCATGGGTAAATCTGGTGGAACTGCTGGTTTCTACGGTGCTACTCCAACAACTAAGCCTGCGGCCAACACTGCTGCCTTAACTACAATCACGTCTACTGCACCTGGTACGGCGGACTTTGCAATTCAAGACTTGACTCAAACAACCCCATTTGGTTTTGTTACCAAAGATGAGGGTAATTCAGTGTTGGCGGTGATTGCAAATTTGCAAGCCCGTGTAACGCAATTAGAAACTAAACTTCAAACTCTTGGTTTGTTGTCTTAAACCAACTAGGGGGCTAATCACCCCCTTCTTCATATGCAAATTTATCTTCAACATGAAATTCACGGTCGAAAAATAGCTTACATGGAAATGGAAGCTGAGTTTGATGAAAAAAATGGCTGGGTGCGATATACTTTGGACACGCCTGTTGAGGCGGCTCCTGTCGTCAACGAACTGGAAGTCAAACGTCGTCGTAGCCGATCACCAGAGGTGGTCGAAAAAGGAGCATAAACATGGCCATCTATACCGCTGGCGATCAAATCAATAGAGCATTGCGATTGCTTGGCGTGTTGGCTGAAGGTGAGACATCTTCTGCGTCCGTGTCCCAAGACGCTTTGATGGCGCTGAATCAGATGATTGATTCATGGAACACCGAACGCTTGTCGGTTTTTAGTACCCAAGATCAAATTTTTACGTGGCCTGCGGGTCAAATTACACGCACTCTTGGCCCATCAGGCAACTTTATAGGCAACCGTCCCGTATTGCTGGACGACGCTACCTACTACCGCGATGCGGGCACTAATGTGTCTTATGGCATCAAGTTTATCAACCAACAGCAGTACGACGGCATTGCAGTCAAAACCGTGACGTCCACATACCCACAGGTCATTTTTGTCAACATGACCTACCCTGACGTTACGATGACCATTTACCCGCGTCCTACACGGGACTTGGAATGGCATTTTATTTCAGTCCAAGAACTGACTCAGCCAGCTAACTTGGCAACAAATATTCTGTTTCCACCAGGCTATTTGCGAGCGTTTGTCTACAATTTGGCAATGGAGTTTGCGCCTGAATTCGGCGTGGAGCCAAGCCCCCAAGTGCAACGCATTGCGATGACCAGCAAGCGCAACTTGAAGCGCATCAACAATCCTGACGACATCATGTCTATGCCTTACGCTATCGTGTCATCCCGTCAACGTTTTAACATTTTTGCAGGAAACTACTAACATGGCCACCATCGCAATTTCAGCCCTCCCCGTAGCCACCGCTGCCGCTATAACCGACGTTTTGCCAATTGTGCAAGGGGGCACAACAAAACAAGTTACAAATGCGTTGCTGTTTACCAATGCAACAATGGTCTCCCCCGCGCTTGGAACACCAGCAAGCGGCGTTTTGTCCAATTGCACCGGCTTGCCGATTGCCACTGGCGTAAGCAATTTGGGAACAGGTGTTGCCACATTCTTGGCAACACCAAGCAGCGCCAATTTGCGAACTGCTTTGACTGACGAAACAGGCACCGGCTCCGCTGTATTTGCAACATCGCCAACGCTAGTGACGCCAATTCTTGGCACGCCGACCTCTGGGGTGCTTACTTTATGCACTGGCTTGCCGTTAACAACTGGCGTAACTGGTGCTTTACCAGTTGCAAATGGTGGTACTGGTGCATCAGGGGCAGTTCAATCATTGAGTGGTGCAGGCGCAGTAAATATCACAAGTCTTGCCACTGCTTTCACTTCAACTGCTAC